GCAATACTGCTATATTGTGTTTGTGTTCCGTGCTCTGCATTTGTCCGGGCTTGCAACCGGGGCCGGGGCCGCTGCATTACGGGCCGGGAATGTTCCCGGCGGGCGTGTTAGTTTTTAGTGTCCTCGCGTTGCGGTTTTTCTTCTGATGTATCGACGCCGGATTCAATAAAGATGATTGCCTCGTTGATTTCGTCGCCTGTAAAACCTGCTTTTTTCAACCACTGAATTAACCTGACAATTTCATTTTGTCCCATGTTTACCTCCTGTTTTTTAACTGTTTGCACGTTACCGTGCTGTTGTTGTGCTCATGTTAGCACGGTAACGTGCAAATTGTCAAGCGGTTTTTTTGAAAAAAATTTTGTGCGGCTTTTCTGTAAACGCCGGAAAGCTTGAAAAATCAACACTTTACAGCCTCAAAAAACTTTTTTAGCAGGCAGGCAGGCCGCCGCCACTGGCAGGATTGCCACGCCGCCGGGCTTCACTTCTCTATACGCGCGCGAAGGTACTGCCAGCGACAGGGCGGGCTTTACGGGTTCCGAAGCGCAAAAGCTGGTTAGGTATGAGTAAAAATAAGCGCTTCCGCTCGGCCGGGCCGAAAAAAACGAGGCCGGGGTTAAAAAAATGTTGCACTATGACGTGCGGCACGTTATAATGCAATTACAAGGAGGGAATAGTAATGGCTGTTTCAGAAAAGAAGAGAATCACGAATGATAGATATAATGCAAAGTGTGATGTCATTGTAGTTAAGCCGTTAAAGCCTGTTGGAGAGCGCATTCGCAACGCTGCGGCGAAATCTGGGCGGAGCCTTCAGGGGTATATTCTTGATGCAGTGGATCACCAGATCAGCATCGACGAGGACGGCGAGAACGTCCCGGCTAATGTGATTGTTAATCTCATGGACTGGCTCGGTAAGCACGGTCATTCTGACGAGGAAATAACAGAGTGTATAGCTGCTATTTGTAAGACCGAAGAATAGTTTATATGCTGAAAATAATTATAATCATTTTAGTGCTCTGCATAGTGGTTGCTCTCCTGCACTCCAAAGATACGGAGGGGCGGAATGATGTTCACAAAAGCACGCCAGTAACGGTTACGGTAACACGGATTGAAAAGCCAGCTCCAAAGCCTAAAACGAATACCGCCTGCAATCTTCCAAGCGCCAAATGCTTATTCTATCCCGTAAGCCTACCCACTTTCGAGGATATTGACAAAAACGAGCACGCCGATAACCGGGCGCTTATTTATGCAGTGTGCAATACTGACGCTGGAAGGAAGCGGCCTTTTTCTGTTGAAGAACTAAATGCAGGAGATTTCAAAACAAAGAATACGGCATATCGACTGTTAAAGAAAAAGGGATATGTTGAACCGCTTACAAAAGCAGAGGAAATAGAACACACGCTCTTGAAAGACGAGATCATTGCTGCTCTGCTGGAGCGCGGCTATTCCTCAAAAGGACGCAAGCAGAAGTTAGCGGAGTTATTGGCCTCAACAGATTACAAGATTGATCGCCGAAAAAGCGGACAGCTCTTTAAGTTTACTGACGCAGGAAAGCAAACTATAGAGGAGCATGGACGTGATCGCCAAGATGCAATCAGGCGCGCAATAACAGCTCTAAAGGAGTTTAACTATCAGGGCGCAATAGACGCCTATAGAGACTATGATAAAAAATGGGGTTTTGCGCACGCTTCGGGGAAGAAGCACACAATCTTTGCACACTATGACGTTTCTATGGAGCAATTCGGTTTTATAACCAGTTACCCATTTTGGGGCGTAAGGAACTCTGACGATTATAAAAAGACCTTGCGCGGTTGCCTGCTTGCGGGTCTGATGCGCGGCTGCCAAGAAAGGTATGTTTTAAGGTATGAAGTCGAGGCTATATGCAGCGAAAAATTTGATTACCCCGGACTTTTAAGCATATTCGATTATGACAAAGAGGTTATTGATAACATGCGCGGGCAGATAGAATTTGATCCCGGCTCCGCGCTGGAATACTACATATCCCATGTTCTTTATTTAAGCCGACAATAAGGTGCGCAACAGAAAAATGCGTGATTTAAGCAGACGCAGAAAAATTTTTTCAAAAAATTTTTGAAAGTTAGCAACTTTCACAGGTTTTTCGAGGTATAGTAGTAGTGTGTGAAATAAGATAAGCTCGTAGCGTAGTGCTGCGGGCTTTCTTTATGCCATAAACACAGGAGGTATAAGATGCCGAAGCGGAGCGAGAAGCGCGACACCGCCAAGGCTGAATACATAGCCCGGAGAAGCAAAGGCGAGACAGTCAACCTGCGGGAGCTGGCAGAGCAGCAGGGCGTAAAGTATCAGCTTTTGCGGAATTGGAAGACAGAGGACAAATGGGACGACGAGTTGCCGAAGCCGAAGAAGAAGCGCGGCGGGCAGCCGGGGAACCAGAACAGCGCCGGGAAAAAGAATGCGGCAGGCAGCCATGAAGGAGCGCCGCCGGGAAATAAGAACGCCGAGAAGGACGGGGCATACAGCGCCGTCCTTTTAGATATGCTGACGCCGGACGAAATGGCGGTGGCGCAGGCAGCGCCCATGGACAGCAAAGAGGCACTGGTGCATGAAATGCAGGTGCTCAAAGTCCGGGAGAACCGGATATTGAAAAAGATCGCGAAGTATGAAGCGGAAGAAGAGGACACGTTGCATGTAAGCAGTCTTCTCGATATGCGCGTACCTGCAGGGAAAGGCGAAGAGAAAAAGGAAGGTGCAAAGCAGACCTTGGGCATGTATTCAAAGGACAGTGCATTTTCCCGAATCTTGAAGCTGCAGGAAGCCTTATACAAAGTTCAGGGCCGCATAGCAACGATCATAAACACGCTGCGGGCCATCGAAGAGAACGCCCAGCGTATGGAGCTGGAAAAGCAGCGGCTTGAGATCATGCGCATGCGGGCGACCGGCGAAGTGCCTGTTGGCGACCCGGAAGATACGGACGAAGAGTTTGACCTTACCGAGGACGATGTGAAATGAAGTTATACACAAGCAAGGTGGTTGCGCAGTGGATAGGCGTAACAGAACGCCGGGTGCGGCAGCTCCGGGACGCGGGAGTTATCGCGGAAGCAAGACCGGGCCTATACGAATTGCAACCGACCATAAGAAGATACATAGCGTTCCTTGGCGGAGAAGGAAAAGAGAACTACAACGCCGAGAGGACGAAGCTTACCGCCGAAAAGCGGAAGGCGGCGGAAATGGACAACAAGCAGCGCCGGGGAGACCTGCACAGCACTGCGGACTTTGAACGGGGTCTTAAAACAATGATCCTGAATATTCGGAGCCGTTTCTTGATTATCCCGGCAAAGTGCTCGCCTACCATAGCTGCAATGGGCGGAGATCAGGCGGCTATATACGACACGCTGAAAAAAGCCATAGACGAGGCGCTTGAAGAAATGAGCGACTATAACGCAGCTATGGCTATGCAGGACAATGAAGAAGAAAAAGAAGCCGCAGAGTAACGAGCAGAAATGCGCGGGCTGTGTATGGCGCTGTCATGCGGGGCCGGGAGTTATCTTCTGCATGCTTCCGACGTGCAGGCGGGAGGAATACAAGAGATACAGGCAGAAGGAAGCAATGAAACGTGGCAGCGAAGAAAAAGACAATTAAAATGCCAAAGGCAACGGCAAAGCTTTTTGAAAGATGCCTTTCGCTGCTGAAACCGCCGCCGGAGCTGACGCTTTCGGAGTGGGCGGATAGATACAGGATGTTGTCTGCGGAGAACAGCGCAGAGCCGGGAAGGTGGCATACAGACAAAGCGCCATACCAGCGCGAGATCATGGACGCCATAGGTAATCCGCATGTGCGCAAGGTAGTAATCATGAGCGCAGCCCAGCTCGGGAAAACTGCAATGATTTTGAATATGCTCGGTTACTACATGCACTATTACCCGGCTCCGGTGCTGGTCATGCAGCCGACGCTTGATATGGCGCAGACATTCAGCAAGGACTTTTTAGCTCCTATGTTGCGCGATACTCCGGTATTGCGAAATCTGGTAGACACAAAAAGCCGGTATTCCGGGAACACGATTCTGAAAAAGAATTTTCCCGGCGGCCATGTAACTATTATCGGCGCGAATTCCCCGGCAAGCCTTGCAAGCCGCCCTATAAAGGTGCTGCTTGCAGACGAGGTGGACAGATACCCGGCAAGCGCCGGAACAGAAGGCGACCCTCTGCTGCTCGGACAGAAGAGACAGACGACCTTTTGGGATAAAAAAACAGTGATAGTCAGCACTCCGGGAAATGAAGGCAGCAGTCGCATTGCGACGGAGTACGAAGAAAGCACAAAAGAAGAGTGGAACGTCCCATGCCCAGTGTGCGGCCATTATCAGCCGCTCAAATGGGCATTTATAGTCTTTGACAAAGAAGACCTCTCAAAAGGCATTGGCATGAAGTGTGAAGCCTGCGGCGCGATCTCCGGGGAATATGACTGGAAGAAGGCGGCGCAGCACGGCAAATTCATTGCCGAAAACCCGAATGCAGAGACAAGGGGCTTTCATCTGAACACGCTGGCGTCTACATTCTGCGGCTGGAAAGAGGTTGTGGAAAAGTTCTTGGTAGCGGACGCGCTGCAAAAGCTTGGGGATCCCGAAAAGCTGAAAACGTGGGTAAACACGGAGCTTGGAGAAACGTGGAGAGAACCGGGCAGCACGCTCGAGGAACAGGAGCTTTACAATCGCCGCGAGATATACGACGCGGAAGTGCCGGAAGGAGTGCTGGTGCTTACGGCTGGCGTCGATGTTCAGGACGACCGTTTCGAGGCGGAAGTCGTGGGCTGGGGCGTCGGCAAGGAGA